AAAATCGGGCTCTTTCAGACCCGCGCCCGACCCCCCGCCCGGGAGGACCCGCCGGCTCACACCACCCTCGCCATGCGGTAGCGAGCCTCGCGCTCGAACACCTCGGGCAGCTTGGCCTCGGCGAATTGCAGCACGGCAGCATTGATTTGCCGTTGATTGAACATGCTCGGCACGTAGATCGTGGCCACGCCCTTGATGGCCTCGCCGTGTTGGGTGCCGGCATCCTTGGCACGACTGCGTGCGACGCTGCCGGGCACGCGCATGAACACGGTGCGTCCCTTGTTGCCGATGAAGGCTCCGGGCAGCGTCGTCTTGCCCGAGCGCTTGATCTTGAATCGCAACTCGGTGTCGCCTGCCCGCATGCGCTTGCGATGCGCGGCCAGCGTGACCAAGCGCTCGACGAATCGAATCAGGTTGCGGCTGCGCTTGCCTTTGGCGAGCAGGGCGCCCTCCACCTTGCCTGGCACTGGGCGAGCACGCTCGATGACGAGCTCGTCTCGCACGTCGCCTGCCTTGAGGTTGTAGCGCCCAGCCACTGCTCGGACCATCTGCGTGCGTGCTTGTTCGAGCGTCTTGTTAATCGCGCTCGACAGCACCTTGTCGCGCAAGTCGGACGTTATGTTTTCGATGCCTCGGGCAACGTCCGGAAAGTTGGTTTTGATGGTGAGTGCAACCACGATTTCTAGAGTGTAAACCCTATTGACTTTTGTGCGCATCGCGCGTACATTATCTCTACCGGCTCAGACAGGCCGGGCAACTAGGAGATCAGATCATGACGACCAGCAAGAAGTACCAGACGGTGATCGATCAGTTTCGGAACGCCGCCAACGAGCCGGCTGCTCGTGCCATAGCGCAAGGTTCCGGCCTGCGGTGCGCCATCAGGCCGCCCCGTGTCAACGGCGGCGGTCTGGACTATTCCAGGCTCTGCGGCCAGCTCCGCGCACGCAATGGCGTGGTGTTGTGCCAGAGCAAGGCGTGGTCGGTCGTTGAATGACCGCCCGGCAGAGCAGCGCGACCGAGCGCGGCCTGGCCCTGATCGCCGCCGGCCTGCCGCTTCGGCGTGCAGCGATGGCGGCCGGGGTGGCGCCGAGCACCCTGGTCCGGGCTCGAGCTCGGGCCGGACTGCCGGCGTTACAGCGCGGCCGCCCGCTACGTGACCACGGCCTCGACGAGCAGGGCGGTGGCCGCCCATAGCGGCAGGCGAGGGTTGGCCTGCAGGTAGCGGGCCAGGCTGCCGGCGACTGCCTGCTCGGCCTGTTTGGGCGCGATCCCGCCGCGGCGCAGCAGAGTCCTGATGCGTGGCACGGTAGCCGGTTCGAGGTCCGACGGGATGCGGATGCCATGCTTCGTCAGAAATGATCGCATGTAGGTTTCGTCCGCCCATTTTTGACGCAAGTCAAGCCTGGACCACGCTTCGAGCTGCTTTGCCCGCGTTTCTCTGCCACGGCGCCGGTCATCGTCCGTCAATTCCGGGAGCTTGGACTGTTTCACGTGGGCGCAGAATTGTTTCACGGCGTTTTTTTCGTCGGGGAGTATCTGGGTAGCCATCTGGCCTCCTAAACGGTTTTCGGTCGCGAATCCCGGCACTCGGATCACGCCTCGCACTCGATCACCACTTCCGCGGCGTACTCCAAGGGTTTACCCTTGCGCTGACGGTATCGCCAAGTGATCCGCTCGTCCGCGTCGTCGACCTGCAACCACAGCGCCACGCCATCCCGCGCTGCCTTGAGCCCGGACTGCAGGTTGTCGCCGTCGAGCGCTCGAGGTGCGATCCGAGTGAGCGTCACGATGCACGGCAGCGAGTGCGGTGCCCGCGCTGCGCGCAGGCTGTACCAAACCGCCGTCTTGTGCTCACGCGCCCTCTTTGCGCGCTCGGACCAGTGCTCGCGCAGGTTGGCCACGCTCTCGATCCGGATCGGCACGAGCACGCAGCAGACGACTGCGGCCGTCATTCCCCGGCCTCCAGCGCCCGCTCGATCGCGTGCCCAGTATGCAGCGGGTATCGCCCGGGCGGCAGCGCCGCGAAGTAGGCCTCCGGCTCAACCGGCTTGCGCGCGCACCCGGCGGCGCACTGCACCACGCCATCCGGGCGGACGACTGTCGGCCAGGCGGTGATGGGCTTGCCCCACTTCTTCCCGCGCACGGTGTCCATGTCCTGGCTGCGCTTGGGCTTTGCCATCTCGCGCGCCCTGGCCGTTGCCTCGCCGTGCACCTTGGGCGCATAGCGCTTGAGCCAATACCGGCGCCTGTTGGTCGCGTAGTCCTTGGCCTCGTACACCCAGCGCAGGATGTCGCGCTCGGACGCCGCGTGCATCGCGGCCCGCACATGGGCATCCGACATCCCGAGCTCGGCGATCATGTCGGCTGTCGTCGCGCCCTGCCGTCTGCCGTGCAGCGCGAGCACGATCTTGTCGATGGTCTTGTCGAAGCGCGCCATCAGAACGCCTCCAGCGCGCCGCCCTGCAGCGGCTCCGGCAGTTCGCCCGGCGACAATGGCCGACCGAGCGGCGGATAGGCCGCCCAGAGCCGCGCATCGCGCATCACGGCCGCGCTGAACCGCTTGCCCTCGGCGCACTGATCGAGGATGCGCTGGCCAGCGAGCCGGAACAGTTCTCGTTGTTCGAGCGTTATGTTCATTCCTTCCTCATCGGGTAGGGTTGCAGACTCGATGTCCTGTCGTCGCAGAACCGCAGCGAGGCCTCGTCGAACCAGAGTTTGACTCTGCCCTCCCACGATCCGGCGCGCTGCTTCTCGACGGTGACGAGCGCGTCGGGCTCGTTGATTGCCGCCATGTCGTTCGGATCGGCTTCGAGCTTGCGTTGCTTTGGCTTGTTAGCCCAGACGGTGATGACGTTGTCCATCTGATCCGTGATGGCGGCCGAACCGCGCAAGTCGTGCTTGCTAGGTGGCTTTGACTCTTGGCCGTCTGCCGGCTTGCGGCAGTGCGCGACCAAGTGAACGTGCAGGAACGTCTCCTGCGCCAGCCTCACGAGATCCGTGGCGAGCTGCTTCTGCACGTCCAAGTGCTCCTCGCTCTCGCAGACCATCATCATCGAGTCGAGCACCACGTGGTGTCCGAGCTGGGTGTCGGCGAACCATGCGCAGGCCGCGCAGGCTAACTTCGGACTCAGGCGGCCTTGGAAATCGAAGAGCCAAAGGTATTGATTGCTCCACGCCAAGAATTCGTCGAGCCACTCTCGACTCGGATGCTTGGTGCCGCTCATCTGCCGCGCGATACGGGCCAGCGTGACTTCGGGCCGCATCTCGAGGCTCACGATGAGCACGCGCTGGCGCTGCATGCAGAGGTCCGCCGCGACCTGGCCGACAAACATGCTCTTGCGGTGGCCCGAGTATCCGCACCATGCCGTGGTTCCGCTGCTGCGGAACACCATGCGGTCACGGAGCTTCGTCGAGAACATGCTCGGCGTCGTGCGCTCGCTCTTGGCCGGATCGAGCTCCTTGTGCAGCAGGTCCGCGTACTCCTTGGCCCGCTTCGCGTAGGCGCTGAACTCCCCGGCGGCCATCAGGTAGGCGTCGAGATCGATCTTGCCGACGCGGTTTGCCATCAGATCGCCCCCTCGAACACGTCCCCACTCCGCCCCCGGGCAGGCTTGCGTTCGGCCGCGCGCCGGCACCAAGTGCGCCAGGCTGCGTGCCAGTCCCGTTTGACAGACGTCGGGCCGGCGGCGGCTGTCCAGTAGTCCCGGAAGTTCTCGGCCTCGGCGCCCACAAAGACGTCGATGCCGCGCTGGTGCGCATACGCCCGGTCCTCTTCGTCGGGTTGCCAGTCCGAAGGCAGGCGAGTCCCGCGCCGAGCCGGCGCGGCTGCTTGCGCAGACCGACTAACGTTTGGCTCAGCCTCTCTTAATACCTTTGTGGTTGTGGTTGTGGTTGTGGTTGTACCCTTGGTATCTAGCTTGGTATCAACTCTGATATCAGAGTTGACATCAGAACAAGCGTTGATTTTGCTCAGCTTTTCGGCACGGATCTGGCGAGCCTTCGCGGCTCCGGCGACCTTGTTTTGATGCGCAACAGTGCCTTTTTCGATTTCTTGGTCAGCGCGGCGCTGATGCCACACGCTCGTTCCATCGGCGGATGGCAGCAAAGTGAAGTACTCGGCCATCACGCCTTCGAGGAGCTTTTGCTCCTCAGGCGATTGACATTGAGCAAGCCGGCGCAGCCTGTCGACGTCCATCGGCAGCGGTGTCCGGTGCTGGTAGTAGACGAGCAGAAGGCGCCAGTAGATGCCGAGCTCGGTATTCCCGAGGTGGTACGTGTCGGCCAAGAAATCCGTCGGATAGATCGGAAACCACGCCAGGCTTGTCATGCTGCGCAACCCAGTGAATGCATGCCGATCACCTCGTCTCTTGTGGCGATCAGTTGCAGCGACTCGTGCGCCCAGTAGACCATGCCGCTCGTCCCATGCCCGGAGTTTCCGCGCAGTGGGGGTGATCGGTGGTTCTCGGCTTTCACGAGCACGTCGAGCGAGCCGCCGAACAATCCGACTGGACTCCGTTGCGGGCATCCGAGCGCAGCATCCGAAGACGACGGCATGTCGTCCAGGTGCAGGAACAACAGCCACACTGGCAGTTGCGAAATCCGAGAAACGTGGATGTAGTCCTGATAGTGCGAGAGATCGATGCCAGTTGTCCATCGTCCGGTAATGCGATGCCACGTAAAGACGGACTTCCGCTTCGCCTCGATCCACATGATTCCTCGCGACGTGAAGGCCATGACATCAGGCGCTGCGTGTCTCGATCCATGAGTGAAGAATTGCGGCCCTTTGCCATGCGATTTTTCGATCTCGTACGCGGGAATGATGGCATTGCCGCGCGCCATCAGCCAATTGGCAATAAGGCTCTCTGCAGCCCTGCCGATCCTCAGATTTTCGGCGAATGTCATGCTGGCATAACCACGAAACCACGCGTAGCGAATTGGACGCGAAACTCGGCCACATTGGAGCCGAAATAGAAGAATGCCTGTCCCTGCGTAGCCGAGGCTTTGTCTCCATTCGGAGACCCGAATGCAATGCGTCCTCGAGTGAAACAGATGGCCGAACAGGCGTTTGCCGCACGATGAAACCATGCCGTATCGGTGTAGTTGTGCGTCAGCACGATGCCCTCCGTCACCCGGCCGGACGTGTATTCCGTGATCATCTTCTCGACGAATTGCCCGATGGCCGGCTGGGCGTACGGCGGGTTGAGCCACACGCGCCCGTGCCATTCCTGTTCGAGGCCGTTCTCGTCCTGCGTGAAGATGCGCTCGGCCCTCACGGTTTCGTTCGCCTGCTCGCTCGTCGCCGGGTCCAGATCGATCGAGCCGAGCACGGCCCTCGCCAGATCGACATCGGCCGCCGGCGTGTACCACTCGTTCTCGCCCGAGCCCTGCGCTCGATGGTTGTGCGCCAAGGCAGCGACTTTCCGCGCCGTGTCCACGAACTGCTGAACGTACTTCGGCTCATCGGCCAGCAACTTGCGCCACCGGGAAACCTGCTGGTGGCTGATGCTCGTCATGCGCTCGGCCTCGGCTGCCGAAATCGAGCCCCGGTCCGCGCTCGATTTATTCCCCCCACGGCCAGGTGATTGCCGAACCGTTACCGTGGCGTCCCACCATTCCACATGCTCGCGCTGCTCGGCGACCTTGTGCTCGGCGGCGCGCTCGAACTCGTCCCACAGTCCGAGTCGTGCCGCTCTCTGCATGCGCACATCCCACAGATCCTGGCGCGTTCTGGTCTCGTCTGCCCGAAAGACAGCGAGCTCGCCGCGCTCCGTTATCGCAAGATCGTTCTTCAAACGTCCTCCATGCGAACGAGCCCCCTCGACTGTCCCCACGCTGTGGCAGCAGCGTTCCGGCTAGGCCGGCAATGGGGACATGCGAGGGGGCTCGATGCTAGGCCGCGCCGCTGCCACGGCCAGGGAGTCATTGTGCGCTCAGATCGCGGCGAAGAAAAGCCCCGAGTCAGAACGTCGTCGGTTGAGCGATGCCGCGCAAAATGGCCATGAAGCCCCGCTGCAGGTCGGTGGCGCCGATGCTCACCCACCGCTGATCGAGCGCCGGCAGCGCTCCGGGCAGGGTCGGCGCGGTGCCATTCGGACTTGCCAATGGGTGCGCGCGCAGTTTGGCGACCCAGGCGCCGCATTGCTCCGCGAGGGCTTTGCCCTCGTTCATCAGGGCAACCTCGGCCTCGCTGAGTTGTCGGTAGCCAGTGATCTTGGGCTGCGTGAACGTTTCCATATGATTCCTTTAGTCAAAGAAAAGCCCCGGCGCGGGGGCGCCGAGGCAAGGCCCTGCCGGGAGGAGATCAGCACTGACGTGCCGGGCAGGGCAGCAGGATTGTGTCACGACATCCCTCCAAGGGCCTCGATCGCCCGCTCCATGTAGACGTAGGCATCGTTCGTTGCATACGGATCGGACTGAAGCGCAGCCCTGGCACGTCGGAGGAGGTCGATGGCCTCGTCGATCGCGCAGACCGTCGCCTCGTACTCCTCGTCGGCCTCTTCGGCCAGCATTTCGGGCGTGGTCATCGGAACCATTTCGGCCTCAGTTCTCTCAGCTGATACAACCTCAGCGGCGGGATGCGCCGCCACCCATGCACCGCCTGCCGGGTCAGTCCGAGGATGCGCGCGAGCTCGGCCTTGCTGCCGGCGCGCTTGATGGCTGTCTGAAGATGCATTACTTGCCCTGCGCCACCAACCGTTCGAGCGTTACTCTCGATGTCAGCTCGCCATACTCCGAGATCAGGCATTCGGTTGGCCCGACATCTCGATGCCACTGCACGACCTTCGTGGCGCGATATCCGATTTCGTCGCCCTTGAATTGGATCACCACATCCGACAAGAGCCCGGCAGGAACAATCAACTCTCCAGCCAAGCCGTGATCGACCCACACCGCGAGCGTCGCATGCTCTGGGTTGCGATCCAGCACCCGCAGCGAAGTGATAGGGGGCCGAAGACGGTAGTAGGTTGTGCTCATGCGCCGATGATGCGCCCACTGCGCCGGCCCTGTCAAGTCAAGTTCCCCTGACGTCGACTATCATGTGCGGACTGGCGATAGCGTAAGGTAAGGTTGACAGGCTGCGAGTCCTGGCGCATCATGCCGGCTCGACACGAGGAGATGAACATGCCGCTAGTCAGACCCGTGCAATGCTGGTACTGCGGGCAGCCCCTGTACTACCTCGGGCAGCCGGAGTACGAGCCAGAGGTCCGCATAACCGTCGAGACTGGCGACACGCAAGAAACCACGTATTGGCATCTGCGATGCTGGAATGAATGTTCGGCCCCGCGCATGTTGGCGCCCGAGGAGGGAGCAGGCTCGACACAAGGAGATCACACATGACAGACGAGCATGACGAGTGCGCGCGCCAATTGCGCTTCGCCAGAGCAGACCTAGCGCTGCTGCGCGGCCAGGGTCTGCAACCAGCGCGCGGATGCCGCATCGCCCGCTTGATCCTCGGCGACGCGGATGCGCTGGTCGAGTACGAATACTTCGTCGGCAGTCCGGCGAACTACGACGCAGACTCGCCTCTCGTCGGGCCAGAGTGCCCGGAGGAAATCACGGTATTGCGCGTCTATCTCAACGGACACTGGTGCGACGTGCAGGACTGCATCAGAGACGAGGTAATTGAGCGCTGGGCGGATGACATCCGCGAGATCGAGCGCGAGCTCGCCGAGGAGTTCGAGGCGTGAGAGCGTGGCACTTCGTCGGCGCGAAATTGCGCGACGGTCGACCCATCCCGGCGGATGGCGTCGTCCTGCGGCACGACGGGCCGCTCGTCATGTGCGAGTCCGGGCTGCACGCTTCAGAACACCCGTTCGATGCGTTGCAGTATGCGCCGGGTCACACTCTATGCCTCGTTGAATGCGGCGGGGAAATCCTTCGCGCCGCGGACAAGCTCGTCTGCACAGAGCGCACGGTCATTGTGCGCATGGACGCCTCGCCACTGCTTCGGCACTTCGCCCGGCAGCAGGCGCTGTCAGTAGTCCACCTGTGGGAGGCACCACAAGTCGCGCTCGATTTCCTGATGGGCTACGACTGGGCACGAACGGCAGCGACGTTGGCGATGGCGGCTCATATGGAGGCGGATCAGACGTCGGCGTCGTGGGCGGCGAGATGGGCGGCGGCGGAAAACACCGAGTGGGCCGCGATGTTCGCGGCGAAGTGGGCGGCGGCGGAGGACACCGCGCGGGACGACTTTGCCGCGCTAGTCAATGAGGCGTTCGAGGACTGGCTATGAAACCGTCCCACTTCCGCGCGCCGCGCGAGTTGGCCGAGGCCACCTTCGAGGTAGGCCGTCCATCGAAGCATCTGCCCCGCCTGCAGCGCGAGGAGCGCATCCTCGACAGGCTCATCGCCGCGATGTTCGCGGCCTTCCTAGTTGCAGTGATTTTTGGAGTTATGTGATGACAGAAATACGTGAGCCACAGGCTCCCGCTACTTACATGGTGACTCTGCGCGACTACTTTGCCGCGCTGTCACTGCAAGCTCTAATTTCTAACAACACGGACTTCTCGAATGACGAGATAGCAGAGTTGGCGTACGAATTCGCGGACAGAATGATCAAAGAAAGGGAATTGCCGAAATGACCCCCGGCATCTACCCAAACCTGCCCATGGCCGAGTACCTAGCCGCGCCGGCAATGTCCGCCAGCGGCCTGCGCCTGATGCGCCAGTCGCCGGCGCACTATTACGGCGCCGTCCTCGACCCGGAGCGGCCACCACCCGCCGAGCCGAGCCCGCAGATGCGCAACGGGACGATGGTGCACTGCGCGACGTTCGAGCCTGCCGCTCTGGCACAGCGTTATGTCGAGAGGCCAGACGGCATCGATTACCGCACGAAGGACGGCAAAGCATGGCGCGATGCCCAGACTGCCGAGATCGTCGAGCCGGCCGCGCTGGAGACAGCGCTGGCTCAGGCCGCCTCGCTTCGGCGCCATCCGGACATCGCCGGCCTGCTGCACAAGGGCTTGCCAGAGGTGTCGGCATTCTGGCGCGACGAGGAGACGGGCGTCCTGTGCAAATGCCGCCCGGACTGGGTGTACTCGGTCAACTCAGGCGTGATCCTCGTCGACGGCAAGACATGCCGCGACGCATCCCGGGACGGATTCGCGCGCCAGATTTGGCAGTACCGCTATGACCTGGCCGCGGCCTGGTACTCAGACGGCTGGCAGGCCGCCGGTGGCGCCGAGGTCAAGGGTTATGTGTTCGCGTGCGTCGAGAGCGCATGGCCGCACGTGGCCGCCGGCTACATGCTCGCGGACGACGAGCTCGACAACGCGCGCGCGGAATATCGGCGCCTGCTGCACCTGTATGCAGACTGCGTGCGACAGGACCGATGGCCCGGATACCAGACAGGCATCCAGCAGATCAACCTGCCGCGATGGGCGGCGTACCAACAGGAGATCAGCGAATGACGACGACTCAAATCACCACACCCAGGCGAGCGAGCATCCTCGCCAAGATGGCAGACCGCTTTTCCGTCGAGCCGAACAAGCTCCTCGCCACGCTCAAGGCCACGGCATTCCGATCCGAGCGCATCACGGACGAGCAGATGATCGCGCTGCTGATCGTCGCGGATCAGTACCGCCTGAACCCCTTCACGCGCGAGGTGTTCGCCTTCCCGGACAAGCAGTCCGGCATCATCCCTGTCGTCAGCATCGACGGCTGGAGTCGCATCATCAACGAGCACGAGATGTTCGACGGCATGTCGTTCGTCTGCGAGCCGGACGGCAGCGCCTGTACCTGCGTCATGTACCGCAAGGATCGCGCGCACCCGATCGAGGTCACCGAGTACCTGGCCGAATGCCGGCGCAACACGCCTGCGTGGACGTCGCATCCGAGGCGGATGCTGCGGCACAAGGCCATGATCCAGTGCGCGCGCCTAACGTTCGGATTCGGCGGCATCTTCGACGAGGTACACGAGGCGCGCGAATTGCAGATCATCGACGAGGAGCGGCCGGCGCGCAGCATCGATGTCGTCAAGGCTGCCGTTACCCAGCCGGCCGATGTCGTCGACGTGCCGGACGAGGAGCAGCAGGCCGATAATCAGGCTGCCGAAGGAGATGCGCATGACTGACGATCGCGAGATCAGCGAAGACACGAGCCTCGAAATGCTTGGCCGGCTCCTCGTCTACGCCGTGGTCCTGGCCGCCATCATCCTGTCCATCGTCGGCTGCGCTGGCGGCCTGCAGGGGCTCTCGGCCGAACAGCTGAAGAGCATGCCCGGCGTCGCGGCCTGCTCCAGCTACAAAGGCATGTACGGCCAGACGACGACTGTCGTGGTGGCCGCTGAAGATGTGCGCAAGGGCGCCACGTCCAAGGGCCGCGTCCAGATTGCTCCGGACTGCACGATCAGCATCGAGGATGCGACCGGAGTCGCGCCATGAGATCCTGGCTCTACATGCTCGCGCGCCTTCTCGGCGACATCAATGCAGTGAGCCGCGGGCCGTCGGCGATCGCGAAACGGATCGTGCGCAAGTCGGCGCTGCGAGGCGCCGGCTCCTTCATCACTCGGCTGTTCAGGTAGCGTCCGGCGGCGTGCGCAGCGTCGGACTCACCACGCCGCGCGTGACGAACGCGAGCGCGGCCGCCGAAAACCCGAGCAGCAGGCCCATTGTCTCTTGCGTCAAGCCCGGCATCCAGCCGAACCCGGCCACGACTGCAAGCGCGGCCTGCACGAGCGCCTGGAACGCGACCGGCTCCTCTTTGATGAGCTCGAACATAACGCGCTCCCTACTCGGACAGCACCAACCCCATCAGCCAGACGAGCCAGGGCGGGATGCCCTCGCTCAGCACCAGGCCGGCGAAGGCTGCCTGCGTTGCCAGGGCGGCCGCAGCCGCGACGAGCGCGCGCTTCATGGCGTCGCGTCCGGGTTCAGATCGTCGGCAGTCTGCAGCGCAGCGCCGAGGCGCACGAGCGCGGCATCCATTTCCGGCGTGCTGTTGCCGGCGGCCTCGATCGCGGCCGTCAGCGCAGCCACTGCAGCGCGGATTTCGGCGACGATCTTCTCGGCCTGGGCGGCATAACTCTCGATCGCAGCGGTTACTTCGGCCTTGGTTGCCATGATGGTGGCCTCCATGTGGTGGAGGAGCGCGAGCAGCTCGCGGTCCTCCGGGTGGATGAAATGGTCAATGCGGAACGTCGTCGTCATGATCGCATCTGCGCATCTCCCACCCAGGAAGCATCGGATGCAGCGGGGTGAGAATGCCATGCGCATCGGCAGCATATCGCAGCGCCCGGCCGTGATCGATCATCGTTGCCCGGAACCCGTCTCCGGTGCATTCGATCAACCACGCTGCCGGCGCTCGAGGATCAAGAGGAGGAGGGGCTGCAGTCATAGCGTGGTCGCCTCCAATTTGGCCAGCAGCACGATGACGGCATCGTGATCGAGGCCGCCCTTGTCGCGATCCTGCGCAACCTCGCGCAGCCTGGCCAGCACCTCGGCCAGGTGGATCGCCTGCACCTGCTGCTCGCTCAGGATGTCCGTCACCTCGACGCGCAGTCCGTCGACACCGAAGACCCGCGCCGTGGAATTCATGTCCGGCCCGACTGGCGACATCTTGTCGATGTTCTGCAGGACGGCCAGGGCGCGTGACAGGCTGTCGCCGTCCCCGATCGAGCTCGGGTACTCCTTGCTCGGGTAGATCGTCCGTGTTCTGGTCACTGGCATGTACGCTCTCCTTTGCGGTTATGTCACTTCGGTTCCCGCTGCTGCAAATGCGGCAGCACCGGACTGCGCGAACCGAGGATGCGGGCCATGCGCTCTGACTCCATCATCTGCTTGAGTTCGACGATGTCGGCGCGCACCTCGGACTGGCGGTTTTCGAGCGTCGTGATGCGGCGCTCGTTGGCCAGCACGTAGTCCTGCAGTTTGTTCGCGAGCGTGAGCTGCGACGACGCGATGTCGGCAACGCTCGATCGCACGAGCGCGACGCCGACGGGCACGGCCAGGGACCAGAGCCCGAATGTCACGCCGGCGATCTTGAGCCAGAGGTCTGTGCGCACGTCATCAATCGTCATGGCTGCACCCCGCAGAACTTGGCCAGGATGTAACAGTGTGCAGCATCACATACGCCGTTAGCTACCTGTCAACTCCATCAGGGTGCACGATGTCACGTCCATACCGGGATGTAGCACGCGGCCCCATTGACGCTGATCGACATCCACTGGCACGTCGACGTGCCGCCCGGCTTGTTCGTGCCCGGGAAATTGGCGATGCCGGTCCCGGTCGCCACAGACTGCCCGGTGAGAGTCAATGCGGCCGTGAACGTGCTCGGTCCCTGCGCATAGAGAGCAGTGCCGCTGCCGATGGCCAGCGCATGTACGCCGATCGAGCCGGCCACGGCACCGGACAATCCCTGCACCCCGCGCGACGTCGACGTATTGGCACCGCTGCCTTGGACGCCGATGGCCTCGCCGGACGGAGCGCCGCTGCGACCGCTGACTCCGATATTGCCGTACCCGAGTACGCCGGCATAGCCGGTATTGCCAACGGCTGCAGTGCCAATGACGCCGTAGGCAGGGCCGAACGACGTGGAGTTGCCCCAGATGCCATTGGCCGCCGATCCGCCGGTATTGACGGCAGTTGCGGTGACGATGCCGCCCAACGTCGGCACGGTGAGCAGGCTGTTCATCCCGTCGAAGCGCGCCGATCCGGCGATCGTGATATTGGCCGTGCCGCTGATCGTGCCGGCCGTGAGTGTCCCCATGTTGGCAGTTATGGCCTCCAGGCTGCCGACCTTGAAATTCGAGAGGTACGGGACGCCCCATGTTGTCTGGTTGGTGACCGGGTTGTACAAGCCATCCGACTGGAACATGGCCTGGCTGCTGCCGGGCGTCTGGGTGTTGCTGCTCCAGGCCGTCGCGCTCGCCGGCGACCAACTGCCGGAACTCGGCAGCGAGGTGCCGGCGGTGACGACTGGCGAGCCGGTGACCGTTGGCGCGCTCGGGCTGCAGGTATAGAGCGCGTAGGCGCGCGCTGCCGATGTCCCGGACGTGCCGGCCGCGCCGGCCGAACTCTTGCCGATCGTGAACGTCCTCCGATACTGGATCGAGCCGCCGAGCGGGTTGGCGTATGTGGCCTGGAACGTGACGGTCGCGATCGCCGATGCCGGATCGACTGCGCCGAACACCTGATAGGAGCCGCTCGTCGCGTTGATCGTGATGTTGCCGGACAGCTGCGAGTTGCCGGGCGACGAGTAGGAGCCGGTGAACCCGGTAAAGCCAACGATGGTGAACGACAGGACGCCGACGCCAGTCAGCACCTGCGCGCCGCCGGCAACCACGATCATCGTGCCGTTGGCCCCGGTGTAGCTCGTGATCGTGCCGCCGGACGTGGCCGGCAGGACGATGCTGTCGTTGTCGAGATAGGCGCTCGAACCGTCGCGACTCTTGAAGATGGTGATGTCGTCGGTATAGCTAACGCTCGACTCGAGGTGAGTGCAACGGAACGTCACGGTGTCCGTCGTCATCGCCGACGGCCCGAAGCTCGCGAACGCGCCGGTGATGTTGTTGATGACGCTCAACGAGCCGGTGAACGTCCCCTGCGTCGTCGTCCACGTCGTCGTACCGTTGGTCGTCAATCCGCCCTGCAGGACTCGGCTCAGCACCATGCTCGACGGCGTCCACGTGGTGCCGCCGCCGGTCGCCGAGAAGACTGCCCCGCCGTTGCTCTGCACCTTGATGCTCGCGCCGCTCGTGCCGTCCGTGGCGATGAGTCGCGCCGCGCTCCAGTCGCCGGGCTCCACGGTATCCGTCGTCGTCGTGTTGTACACCAGCGCCTGTGTCATCCACAGGTATGCGCCGCCGCCAGACGGAACGGTGCTGCTCCAGACGCCTAACGCTCCAGTTAGTGCACCGGTTGCGAAGGCATAGGTGAGATTGGCCTGAGGTCGCGTCGGCGTCGAATTCGTCGGCGTGCGCGCGAACAGGAACACGGTAGCGCTGTAGGCACCGCCGGCCCCGCTCTGAACGCGCGCGATCGTCAGAGTCCCGGTGAGGCCGGACAGGGTTGCGCTGACAACCGCATAGGCCGCGGCCGCGAACTGGCTAACAGTCAACGTGCGCGTATTGCCGGTCCCGCCGAGGGTGACCGGCCCGAGGCTGGCGCCCGTGGCGTCGTACAGGGTGCACAGAAACGTGGCAGTGCCGGCCAGGTTCGTGAGCTCGGCCACGAGGGTGATCGTCTGCGCCGCCGGACTGGCAGCGCCGCTGCCGTCGTAGCTGAACAGCATCGCCGTACTGCGCAGCAGCAGCAGCGGCTGCGCGCCGCTCGGCGGCGGCGTGGCGACGAGATGGCGCACCTGCTCGGACCACGGTCCGCGCACCCCAAAACTGTTGACCGCGCGCACGCGGAACAGGTAGTAGCGATCGGTGATCAGGCCCGGGATGAGCGCCGACTCCGCGCTGCCCTGCTCCTCCCAGCTCGGCCAGTCGTCTGCCGGCAGAGTGTCCGTAGCCTCTGTGTACTGCACCTCGATGTGCCCGCCGACGAGCACCGATTGCGTTGCCGGAGGCGTCCAGGAGACGCGCGTGCGCGTGATGATCGAGCCATCGGTGAGCTCGGCCGTGCCGCTCGCGACCGTGACGCCGACGATCTGCGGCACGCTCCAGGGCGGCAGCAGATTGCTGTTCGGCGCCGGGTCGCGGCCCGTCAACGTGCCGATCGGCACGAAGATGTCGTCGGTGATCTCGGCGAGCCGGAGCAGGACGCCCTCTGTCGGACGCCAGCGCCAGCCGATCACCTCCATCGTCTTGGCGACCATGCCATACCGCGCGATCGAGACGGTCCCGACGTCGAACAGTTCGAGCTTGTATGCGCTGAGGTTGGACGTTATCTCCATCCGCAGCGCGGCCTGGCTCTGCCGGATCGCCACCTTGGCCAGGTGCTGGGCATGCGCGATCGCATTGACGCCCTGGTAGTCGATGGCGACTGCGTACTCAGCGCCCTCGGCCGAGATCAGCGTCGAGTCCTCGACGGCCGGATACGGCAGGACCTGCCAGCGCTGATCCGGGTCGACACACTTGCCGGCGATGCGGTTGACCTTGTTCTCGCGCGGCACTCCGTTGGCGATGCGCACCACCGGCCCCTGATCCACTTCGCCGCTGGCGCCGACGCGCGCCGCGATCCAGCTTTCGTCTAGCGCCCATACCGGCGTCGCCATCCTGCCGCAGCGCATGCGCCATGTTCCGCCGGCCCAGCCCCAGCGCCCGGCCATCGTCTCCATGATCTCGTCCATCGATGCGCGCGGCTCGGCGGCGCTGCTGATGACGATCCCGCAGCGGTAGCGCGGCAGCGTGACCGTGGTCCCGCCGACGTCGAAGTCCGTGCTCATGTCGCAGAAATCGGCCGCGGCCACGATGTCGGCAATCCTGATCTCGCCGACAGGGACGGCCCAACCGTAGGCCCAGCGCGCGTAGTGATAGGCGTGCAGTGCCGGGTTCTCCGTCCAGGCCGTCGTGCTGTTGCGCGGATCCAGGCACTTCGCGCCGCGGAACGTCGCCGTTATGTTCGGGATGCCCTGCGGGTACACGTCCGGATCGAACGTCAGATCCACCACCGCGAGCGCGATCCCGGAGAACTTGTCGGACGCATCGATCTGCCCGGGATACTCGGACGCCAGCGCCGCGCCGACGTTCTGCGCATCGGTGCCGAGCCAAGTCCGGATGCGGGCCAGGCTCGTGCCGGTGCTCACCTGGTAGCTGTACTGCGCCCACACGCTCGCCGGCCCGCCGCTGAGGGTGTAGTTCACGCCGCTGCCGGCGATGCCGAGAGCGCCCTCGGTCCTCGAGGTGCCGGTTCCGTCGTACCACGTCGCAGTGAGCGTTCCGGTGATCGGCACGCCCTGCAGGACGATCGAGGCGCCGCCGGCACCACTGAGTTGCACCGATCCGCCGAGGGTGTTGTTCGCCGTCTTCTGGTACGGCGCCGTCTGAACCCATCCGTCGTTGTCGAGCGTTAGCTGCTGATCGTTGAACCAGAACGATTCGAACCCGTCGATTTCGTGGCCGGCGAAGCTAACGATGAGAGTGAGCGTCTCGCTGTTCGTTCCGCTCGTCCACCGGCGCCGCACCCCCTCGACTGCTCGCACCCGCCCGAGCGCCAGCGTGCGCGGCGCGTCCGGCTGCAAATCCACCATCTGCAGGCGATCGCGCAGGCTGGCGTTGAATTCGTCGCGTGCCTTGTTGCGCGCCGAGCGTTCCTTCTCGGCCGCCACGCCGGACGAGAGAAACGCCGCCGCGAGCCAATACTGCTGGAAATACGTCGCGACGATCGCGCCGGCGTAGCTGAAAAAGGACTTGCTCACGGCTTCGCCCGCCACCACCGATCAGCGGCGGCGAGTCGATGCACTCCGAGGCCGGAATCTCCCTGTGCGATGATCGCGCCGCGCCACAGGACGCCGAGCGCTCCGAGGCCCGGCAGCGGAGTCTCGTGCGCATGCGGCAGCAGCAGGCACACGTCGCCGTCGATGGCCGATGACGCCTCGATGGCCGGGCCGACGCGCGCCGCCGCCAACTCGGCTAACCCGCCATGCGCGCGGATGATGCGCAGTGCGCCGAGAGCGCTCAGGTATGCGCCGCGGAAGTCGGCCGCCGGATCGCGTCCGGTGACGGCCTCGACGCAGTCGGCCGCGAACAGCGCGCAGTCCCGAAAGCCCCAAGCGAACGGCATCGCATAGCGTTCGAGCAGCAGCGCCTGCATCCGGCTCGCGGCATGCGGCACCCTGCAATCCGAGATCCTCATCGACGCACCACGCGCAGCCATATCGTGCGTGAGTCGCTGCTGCCGCCGGCAGTGGCCCAGTTGAACGTCACTGGCATCACTTGCCCGAGCGTGCCGCCTCCGATGCGTGCGGTGACGATCCCGGATCCGACGCTCGCAGCGCCGGCCGTCAGCGTGCCGGCGGCCGAGACTGTCGCGCTCGTCACCACGTCGCCTGTCGCCTCCTGCCAAGCCGTCAAGTCGAGGCCGTACACCAGATCGGCGTCGACGTCCTTGTCGATCGTCGGCCGGCCGGCGAAAAGCTCGTAGGAGGAATCCGACATCGTGCTGCCCTCAACTAACTTCCAAAATGCGCCGCTCCGGCCGCACCTTGTACAGATACCCGCCTGTTGGCGCGACGCCGACAGGGATGGCCGTTATGCGCATGAGCAGCGCGTCGTCGCCATCCTCGATGTCGGCCACCACCACCGCAACCGTCTGGATGGTGCCGATGGACACCGAGGCCAGGAACACGTCGTCGCCGACTTCGACGTCCGCGACCGTTGCCAGGATCGTCGAGTAGGTGCCGGTCGCAGCGCTGAGCGTCGGCGATATGGTGAGGCCGGCGACCGTCCCCTGGAATGCGGCCGTTCCTTGCCAGACTGCCTTCCACGCCGAAGCCTTCCAGACGGCCTTCCAGTTCGCGCCGATCGGCTGCTGAGGAACTGGAGGCGCGGATGTCCAGACGGTTTTCCAGACCGTCTTCCAGACTGCCTTCCAGTTCGAGCCGATCGACATAACGTTTCAGTCGATCACACACCGAACTCGGTGCCGCTCTGCCCGTTGCCGGTGATCAACACGTCGTTGATGCGTTGCACGTTGGCGTCCACCATGTTCGCCGAAGTGAACACGAGCTGATCCGTCTTCGTCTTGATCGCGCCGACGTCGCTGGCAGTCAGTCCGGTAACCGTGCTAACAGTCGTGATGGTGCCGCCGGTGATGTTCGCGGTGCTGGCCAGCGTCGCGCCCGTTGGAAACGTCACGGTGCCGGCGTTGACGACAGGGTTCGTCTTGATCGTGTCGACGTCGACTTTCTGCGTCGCCGCAATCGTGGTGCCGGTGAGGGCCAGCGTTGTAGTCGGAGCTCCGACGTTAGCCCAGTCGAGCCCGGCCTCCCCGGTCGCCGAGACGTCGAGCGTGCGTCCGGCCACCGTCGGCACGAGCGGCAGCGCCACGGTTGTCAGGCCGTTCCACAACGCGACGTTGACGCGCGGCAGGATCGAGATGTTGTCCTTCGCAGCCATCGTGAAGATCCCCGGATCGGCCGCGAGCGTGACCGTCTTCGTGCTGCCGGTGTAGGCGCTGATCACGCCCATGGCGCACTGCACTGCAGAGGCTGCGTCGTGCACGTAGGCAGTACACCCAACGTAGGCGTTATTGTCCGCGCTGCCTGCCGTCAGGGTGAACGACGTCTGACTCGACAGTGTCGCGATCGTCGTGTCGTTGATTGCCTCCGGCAGTCCGATCGTGAACGAGCCGATCGGAAAGCGCATCGTTTGCGAGTCGATCGTCACGTCCGAAATGACAACGGTGTAGCGGCTACCCGCGGCGTAGAAGTCCGCCGTGGTGTTGTCGCTCAAATCGATGCTGACGTAGTTGACGCCAGTGAGAGCGTCGAAGTCCGCCGTGAACGTCACGCCGGCAGAGCTCGCGCGTTGCGTGGTGCCGCCATCCTTGTAGACCTGGATGTCGCCCGCGACGTTGTTCGTCATCGCCGCCGGCGCGCCCGTGGTGCCACTGAACGAGCCAAACGCGAATTCGACAGTCGAGCCTGGCTTGACTTTGCCGAGATTGATCATGCTGCTAACCTCCCGCCCACGAGGGCGCCAAGTCCATAGAGTCGACTGTCACCACCGAGCGGCCCGACGAGCGCAATCGCGTCCGTGACCGCCTGCGCGAACACGTTGCCGATCCGCGTCGAGCCGCTGGCGTTGAGGTGAATGCCGTCGGACGCCAAGTCCGTGCCGGTGTTGAAGACACTGTGCACGTCGGCCAGGAACGCCTGCAGGCCATCACCCGACAGTGTGCTCACTGCGGCAGTTATGTCGGTGTTGTAGTTGTCGGCCACGGCCTGCCCGGCGGCTTCGTTCGCGTATCCGTTCGTGGTGTACCCGCTCGCCGTCCAGTAATGGATCGTGCCGACGCCGACCTTGTTCTGCGATGACTGGTTGCCGATGCCGGCCACCCAGTCGATGTAGACCGTCGTGCCGCTGCTCGTCACCTTGATGACGACGGTATGGCTGCCGGCGCCGAGGCCCGTCAGGCGCAGCAGTTGCGGCCCGCGTGTCTGGCCGAGCACGGAGCTAATGCCCGTCTTCGTGCACGCCACGCCGCTGCTGACTGTCGTGCCGTCCACGATGACGTCGAACGTCCCGCTGCTGGCGTTGTAGCCGGTGTAGCCGATGTAGGCTATGTCGCCAGTTATGCTGGCGAACTGCAGCCCGTTGTTCTGCGTGCTGCTGCTGCACGTCGTCGCGCCATCGTACAGGGCGGCATTGGACCACGAGCCGCCGCCGGAACTGAACGTCGTTCCGGAAACCGTTCCCTTCGTCGCGGCTTGCGCTTTCGTCAGCGTCTTGCAGCATTGCTTGGCGATGAAGGCCATCAGGCACGACTTGAAGTATCCGCGCTTCGTCGCGTCGGACCCATAGCTGCCGGTACTCATGTCGGCAGTCCCGGCGTAGATCAGGGAGGCATGCGACCCGTAGGTGTAGGCCTCCTCCGTCATGTCGACGCACTGCCGACTGTTGATCCCGTGATTGACGACTGTCGAGGCTAACGTCGCACCTGCTTGTTTCGGCCACGGATCGGCCGTCGACATCCAGTTCATCGTGATCGAGTCGCCGTACGCATGCCACTGCGCCGGATACTCCTCGTCGAAGGACAAGTCGTCGAGTGCCGTGGTGTTGCTCGATACGCCGTTATAGAACAACCCGCCCGCCTTGGCGGCGGCCGCTGCGATGCTGTTGTCCCGCACGAGCAGCGCCAGCGCGTTGCTGATGTCCCAGATGCAACTCGGCGCGCTGCCGGCCGGCTGATACGTGGTGCGGATGTAGTATTTGTTGTCGCTCAAACGCTGGATGCGCAGCGCGATCCACCCGTCGTTGTTGCCGTCGTACCAGCGCCAGGCGTCGCAAACGTAGGTAATGTCCTTCGCAAAGTCTGTCGTGTGCCCGCCGCCATCAGTAGAGATCCCGGTCGCCGACGTCGATGCGACATATTTCCAGAGGCTGATGCCTGCCTGTTGGATGTCGCCGCAATCAATGCGGTAGCACGTGCCGCTGGCGCCGCCGCGCATGGTGCTTGTCACCTCGAGCAGGATGCTGGCGAGCGAGCGCGACACAGTGCCCGTCTTGCGCCACGAAAAGCTAACGTGCTGATTACCTGCACTCGACACTGCGCCTGCGGTGTCCCAGAACTTGACACTCGTCTGTGCACTAGCCAGAGAGTTAGCTCCGCTGATCTTCCACGCGGTGTCCGTGACGATGTTCGAGTCCACCGAGATGCTGGACGGGATCGCCGGCGCCGTGACGCCGTCGAAGCTCTCGGTTAGCACGTTGCTCTTGACTGTCATGATGGTTGCGGCAGAGTGAGAGTGACCTGGCCGCTGGCCCAGGATGCGCCGCTCGTCAGCGGCGTCGTGTTGCTCGTCGCCGTGGTGACCGCGAGCACCTCGTTGCTCACGCTGTCGACGACGGCATAGTGCAGCGTCGTCCCGGCGTTGTTCGAGCCGATCGCGACGGTTTTGCTCGCGATCGTCGTCACGCGCGATGCCCCACTGGCGCCGGCCGACGTGATGTCGCCCGGCGCGAGGGCGGCGCTGCCGAGGCTGTCGGCAACGACGGTGCTGTACGAATCGCCGACGGTGTAGCCGCTGAGCAGGCGCGCCACGATCCGGCCCGGAGTCGCCGCGCGCAGGCGCAGCACGTCCGGGCCGCCGTCCGCGAGCGTGGTGCCGATGTACTTGGCCATGATGTTATGCAGCATGCACCAGCGTTGGCGCCGGGCTGCCGCTGATCGTGACCGCGGCGCCGGCCGACAGGACGAGAGTCGACGATCCGTTGTCGATCTGGATCGCCGCGCCGGCCGGGCAGACCCAGGCCCACGTGACGGTGTTGTCCGGGATGCTCGTGCTCGTGCCGCTCGGGCCGCCACCGATGTCCGATGTCCCGGCTTGCGTGCAGCGGTAGATGTTCGGGCCGTTCGTGCGGACGTTGCCGACCGAGTAGGACGTGCTCTGCGCCCAGGCCGGCGCGAGGCTTGCCGGCAGGCCGACGGTGAGGCCTGTCTTCTCGTCGCCTCCGCCGGAATTGGCGAAGCTGCCGCCGGCTGCCGTCCCGCCCACCGAGGCCGCGACCGTCTTCGGGAAGCCGGCGAACGTGATGGTGTCGCCGCTGACGTTGCCGCTCGGGTTGCCGAGCGATACCGTGGCCAGCGTCGCGCCGACGCCGTCGAGGAGCTTCAGGGATCCGCCATTGAGCCGATCCCTGGTGACCGTCATCCTCGCCGTCTTGTGTGCAGTCGAGTAGGACATTATGTCTGCGCCCTCACTGTTTGAAGAAGCTCGCCGCCGGCCATGCGATCGGCGCTGCATCGGTCGCCGGATCGATGTCCAGGCTCGTGTCGCCCGGGTAGCGGCGTTGCTGCTCGTCGTTGGTGTAGCGAGTCGGTTTCGGCCTCAGTGCGAGCATACCCCGATGCTCGGCGCTGACAAGCACTGTCGCCGTCGGCCCGTCCTCGATGCCCGGGACGTTGAGCGTGCCGGCCCAGGCTAACACTGCATCTGCGACCAATCCGGTGCCCGGATCCACGAGCGCGTCGTAGACCCGGACTGTCTTGCCCTCCACAGGCTCGACGAGAGCGATCGCGAGTTGCTCGGAGGTGACGCCCGGCATCGCGAACTGCAGCGCCTGCACCTCGCCACTGGCGTCCTCGATGGCCTCGACGGAACCGAGGCCGGCCGGCAACCATGTGTGCCCGTTCCACGAGAGTTGGTGCCCGGCCGTCGTGAGGTAGATCGTCGACGTCAGTTGCATCTCGACGAGCTGCACGAGCGGAATCTGCTCGCCGGCCTGGATGCGCACCAGCAGAGCGGCAGCGGCGGAATTGAGGGTGCGCATCAGTAGGCCTCGACGAAGTTCACCTCGAGCGCCGCATGCCAGCCGGCGCGACCGATGCTGTAGCCGAGCACGTCGTCGGCGAGCTGGAACGTGCCGAGCGGGCCGGACCACGTGACGGCAGCGCCGGAGCTAACTGCCTTTCTGAGCGGCACTGCGAGCGGCACCGAGAGCACTCCGCCGCCGCTGGCCACGGCGCCGACGCTCGACACCATGATGAGCTGATTGTTCACCCCGAGCACGTCGCCGCCGAGCAGAGTGTCGCCGACCTGGCCATTGACGACGAGCGTCTTTGCGCCGGCCGCGGCATTGGCGCCGACTGTCGGCGAGCCGCGCATCGTGCCGTTCGGGATCTGCCTCCAGTGCGGCAGGCGCACCCAGTCGCCGCTCGAGGCCATGCCGATGAAGAAGGCCTCGCGGTTGGCACCGTCCTCGGCGCTGCACGGGCGAAAGCGCACCATCGCACGAAAACGGTCGCCGAGATGACTGATGCTCTGCACCTGGCCCGTGAACGGCGCCACCCAGGCACTCTTCGGCGTCGTCGGCGAAAAGATGATCGCGCTAACTCCGAAAGCGTTGCCACCGGGAAGATCGAGGGTTGCCATGTCAGGCCATCGCCCGGGCGCCGCCGGTCCTGATGCTCCGCGCAAGTTGCGCGTTATTCTGGGCGATCATCGCCCGCATCGCGTTGATCGTCTGCGAACTCACGTCGCCGTTGACGTTGAAGACCTGCGTGATGTTCACGCCGCTGGAGCCGAGCGCGCGCTGCTGCGCCGGGTTCAGGACGGTGCCGTCACTGCCGGGCACAAACCACTCCTTGCCGTTCTCCTGCCAGCGAATGAGTTGTCCGGCGCGCACGTTGCCGCCGCTGGCCATCGCTCCGCCGCCGCCACCGGTACCGCCGCCACCGCCGCCGAACAGTCCGGCGAGCAGGCCGAAGAATCCGCCGCCGCCACCGCCGAAGATGTCCTGCATCCAGCGCAGGATCCCCTGGAACGGGTTCGCGCCGGAACCGAGCTCGCCGAGCTCCTTGCGGATCGCCGACACTGCGCTGCGCATGCTGTCGCGGATCGGATCCTCGATCAGTTCGCGCAGCACGTCGCGGCGAAACGCCTGAAACAGCGTGCCGAGGCTGCCGCGCCCCTCGACGACAAAGTCCAGCACGGCATCGGTGCTGCGATGCATCGCCACTTCGATCGCGTCGGCGAACTTGTCGGCCGCGGTGCCGGCGCCGGCCAGAGGCTGCGGCAGATCCTCCATCCGCTTGCGCAACTCGGCCATGCGTTCGAGGATCGCTTGCTGTACCTTCTTGTCGTCCGGGTTGCGCCGAGACAGTTGCAGCAGTTCGTCCACTTCGAATGTTATGCTCTGCCGGCGCATCGTCGGCGTATCCGAGATCATGTGCTCTTGGGCTATCAGACGCGCCACCGCAGCATTGTCGATCGCGTCCAGGCGCTTCAAGCGCGCCGAAATCAGGAAGTCCAGATCGGCCTCGTTGCGCTTCTTTTCGAGCCCGAGCTGCTTTTCGAGATCGATCTCCTCCGCCAGCCGCAGCGCATTCGCCTGCTGCGCCGGGTTGAGATCCACCGTCTTGCGACGGATGTCGAGCAGCACTTGCTCTTCAGCGCTCAAGTGCTGGGTAGCGTCGACTTGCTTTTGCAGCGAGGCGAGATAACGTTCTGCCTCGGTGGCTTGGGCTCTGATCTGATTCGTGACATCGGGGAGCCTCGGCTTGCCGGGCAGATTGGCCTCCGGGTTTACGAATCCGCGCCCTGCTCCGGCGAACTCCTTCGCCGCCACCCCGGCACGAGTGTAGAAGTCGATCAGCTTTCGGACTCGATCAATCTCGCCCTGCAGATCGGCGCCGAGCATGCCGAGCGCATTCCCGGGCGTGCTCTGGAATCGCCGCTGCTGTTCCTGCAAGTCCTTCAATTTCTTGCTGTAGCGCTCGACGGCATCGGAAGCATCATCGAATCCGGCGTTAGCCAAGAGCGCACTGCCGATACCTCCGAACACGTCGCGCATTGCGCGAAACCGCTCGAACAGGTTGTTCAGGCCGGGGATCAGCGAGCTTGCAAGCGCACGCCCGGCCTCGTAGATGTTCGTCTGCAGCGCATACAGTTCCCGGTTGAACTTCTTGGCCTCCTCGGCCTGCTGCGCAGTCACCTGCGCATTGAGGCTGCCGGCCTGCACCAAATCGTGCAGAAACGGAGCCACTTCCTTCAGGCTCTTGCCGAATAACTCTTGAACTATGCGTGCTTTATTGCCATCGTCCGCGAACCCGTCCATCGCCCGCGCGATCTTGACGAGCGCATCCGCCGGATCGTCCTGTCGCAGTTCGGCAGCACTCAGCCCGAGCGCCTTCAGTGCCTCGGCCGCCGGACTGTTCGGCGTCGCCGAGATCAGCGCCTTGTTGAGCTTGACGAGGGACGTGGTGACGAGATCCAGGCTTCCGCCGTTGCGCCGCGCCACGTCTTCGAGCGCGCTGAGCTTCTCGACTGTCGAGCCCGTCGTCTCTGCGCTGTCGTTGAGCTCGGCGAGCGCGTGCGAGAGGCTCAGGAACCCGGCCACTGCGCCGGCCGCGCCGACTGAGGATCCGAATGCGATCTTGCCGATGACGTTGTTCGCCATCGACGCGGCGGAACTCAGCGAGCCGAAATGGTCCTTCGCCAGCGTGACATCGTTGCGCAGCGCAGCGAAGACGCGCGAGAACTTGTCCTCTGCGGTGATCTGGATCTTCGCTTCGTTGGCCACGTCACGTTCCCAATTCGCCCTGGTTCCACAATGCCCACAGTTCGTAAAACTCTTCCGCCGTCAACCGCTGCGCCACTTCGCTCGGCGTCCATCCCATCCTGAAGGCTAACGTCAGTTGAAAGCGGCGTTCCGGCCGCTCCGCTAGTTTTTTTGGACATCCTCCGTATTCATGCCGGACAGCCGCTCGACGATGGCCTGGAGCCTGTCGAGCAGTCCCGGGTATGCCTGGCCGGCAGTCTCCCACTCCTCGGCGCTGTAGAGCTGCAGCCCGTTGGCGATGCTCACTGCATGCGCGAGCATGTGGCAGACGTACTGCCCATAGGCCAGCAGTTCGTCGAAGTCGAGTGTTAGCATCGGCGCGTCGGCGCCATCCTTGGCAGCGCGCCGCTCGCGCATCGCGCGGGCTAACGCCTGTTGTCGGTATACGCTGACTGCGAACAACTCGGACGCGAGCAGGCCGCGCACGATGACGGACCCGCCGAGCTCCGGCACGTCCACCGCCTCCTTACGACAGTGGACTTCCGGTGCCGTCTCCAGGAGCTTCAGAGTCGACATCGCGTCAGAACGCGGTGCCGGCGCCGAGCAGCGAGATGCTCAGGTGAACCGTCTTCTTCTTGCCGCTAACGCCCGGCGCGAACGTACACACGACGTAGCCGTAGAAGATGAACTCGGACGAGTCGCTGTCGAGGATCTGGAACACTCGCGGGCTGCGCAACTTGAACGCACTGTTCGCGGCTTTCAGCGCCGTGTCCGTCGGCTCGAAGTCGGCCGTGAACGAGTAACTCTGCGGGCTCGACGAGATGATCGCCTGCGTCTCCTGCGCGTCGTGAATCGTCGTCGTGTCCTCGAAGACGGGATCGCCGCCGCTCGCGTTCGGCTCGCGCAGGCTCGTGAACGAATTCCCGAGCGTGATCACCTGGAACGTCCCGGCGCTGAACGTGCTGTAGCCGCTCGTGTCCTCGCCGATGTTGAACGTCGAGCCGCTCGCGCCGGCCACCTTGAAGACGCGGTAGTTGAGCTGCTGCATGCCGCTGCACAGGATCAGCACTCGGTCGCCGTTGCTCGGCAGCGTCCCGGATGTGGTCACCACTCCAGGGTTAGCCTTGCTGATGCCGGTGATGGTTTGCGTGGCGCCGATCGCCGACTGCATGTTGACGGTTTGGTTTGTCCAGTAGCGTAGCGTCATGGCTAACCTTTCAAATGAGTGTCTCGGGGTCGTCGCTGGCGGTGCCGAAGAGCACCTCGAACGTCACTGTCGCGATCGCTGTCGATGCCTCGCCGCCGGACTGCAGTGCGCGCGTGATGCGCTGCGCCGCCACGTTGCAGGACTGCAGCGGATACAGGCTCGCGGCCTGTTGTGTACCTTCGAGCGCCAGCAGCACCTGCAGCGCGAGCCGCTCTGCCGCGGCCTCGGCGTCGTCCACGTCGCGCACGACGCAGCGCACGTCGGCCGTCAGCGCATGCGTTCGGGCGCGCGGAAACGTGATGTCGTCCTCGCCGTATGTGAGATCCTCGTCAGTCGCGATCACCTTGACGATCGGCAGCGTGTCCGCATCCTCGGGCCAGGCTCGGCCGACGTGGACGTTGGCACCAGCATCGGTGTTAGCCTGTGAGATGCGCGTCACGATGGCCTCCAGGACTTGGCGGGCTGCGAGCATGCTCACACCTTGGCGAGCACGAGCCGGCGGATTGCGCCGTCCGGCGGTTGATCGAGCACCTGGCGAATGCGGTACGGCCTGCCGCGCACACGGCAGGTGTCGCCGGCCGCGGCCTCGACTTCGGCCGGCAGTTCGAGCGTCGGTGCCTGCACCACGATCTCGTCGAGCACCACTTCGTCGGCCAGGTTGACGATGGCGCGCGCGATCAGGCCGTTGACCGTGACCGGCTCGCCGAAGTCGGCGAAGAAGTGCTCGATCTCGTGCATCTCAAGGCACGTACTTCGGGTGACCGATGAAGCACACCGACACTTCCGCCGGGCCGGTGGCGACCGTGCCGACATACCTAACGTGCGATCTGAGCGCATTCGCCGCGACGACGATCTTCTCGATGGCCTGATCCGTCGAGGTGCCGCACTGCGTGAACGTCGCGCCGGTAACGTCGGCCGCGCCGGCCCCGCCACTGCTCGTCGCGTCCTGGATCTTGCCGTCGATCGTGCCGGCCGTGACGGTGCCGACGTGCTGAACGAACATGAGGTTTCCCTCGTACTTCGAGACGGCGATCCAACTGCCTGTCGCGCCGGCCGTGTTCGTCGCGTCGATCGGATCGAGCAGCGACACCGCGTCGCATGCGTGAGCCATGTTACCGAGCATCTGAGCCTCCTTTGCCGCTCACGAGGGAGCCGGCCGTGTGGGTGGACATAACCTTGCGCTTGCGCGTCTGCGGGTTCGGTGCCTCTTGCCTGTCCTGACTGACGAGCAGTGCGGCGGTTTCGATGCGCTCGGCCTTGCCCACCTGCATGAGCTCGATGCCCATGCGATCCGGCACGTCGAGCGTTGCGCCGACGGGCTGCGCGAGCCCGTCGATGCAGAACATCCGCAGTACGCGCACCTGCACGGTTATGCTCAGGTGATGCTGCTGGCGTAGGACCACGCCGCCGCGTAGCGGACGCCGACGTCGCAGGTGTACCAGCCGCGCACGGCGGTGAGGCCGCGCGTGAAGTCGGAGAACGGGTTCGTCATCAACTCCAGCACGCCCCACTCCGCCAGAACGACACTCGGCCACCAGCCGAACAGCATCGTGCCGGCCGTCATCTGCGCGCTCGACATCGCAGGCCAGTCGAAGATCGTGCCGCGAGCCAGGTTACCCTTCCAGATCCTCGTCGTCCCGGTGCTCGTCAGTTCCGGCCGATCGCACAGCAGGCTCGCCACCGTCGGCGTCGTGACGTAGGCGCAGCCCGGCTTGAGGGCATTGCCAGTCGCGACGTCTGCCTGTGCATTGAGCAAGCCGGCGGCCGCCAGCGACGTGCCGGTGAATGCGCCGATACTGCCCGTGGTCACGATGCCAGTAGGCTGCCCGGTGTTGCCTGAGCCGCGCAGGATGCCGATGTCGACTGCCAGGCCGATGTCGCGCGCGAGCGAGCCGAGCACCAGCTGCTCAGCGTCCGGGGTACTCTGCTGCATCAACTGATGCGACAGTTCGGTGAGGGCCGCGACGTTCTTGGGCGTGAGAGCCATCTGCCCGAGCGTCGGCTGGCTCTCGGTGATCTGCGTCGTCTCGTCACTGAGCCAGTACGCCGTGTTGCCGGCCGTCATCTTCGGGATCGTCACGTTGCCGACGAGTCCGCTCAGGCGCTGCACGCCGAGAGTCAGCGCGACGCTTTCGTTCCGCAGCATCTCGATGAAACTGCCCGGCATGTTGTCCGTGGCGATCAGGTAGTTGCTGCCCGAACTGCCGGCGGCAGTCATGTCGCGCCGCGAGCGCTCCCGGCCCTCCATGAGCTTGTCGAGCGGCACGAAGAAACTCGTCTCGCTGCGCGGCAGGCGGTTCATCCGCCTGCTGATCTCGCGATTGCACTCGAGCTCGAGGCCAGCCTTGTCCCAGCTCTTGTTCATGCTGGCCCTGAGCGCGCGCATAACGCTGTAGTTGCGCACATCGCTCGGCGGCATGTCCAGGCGCGTCGGCACTTGCGGGTTGTTGCGGCCGCGCTCTTCCATGATCTTGAGCGCCGCCTCGGCCACTGCCGCTAGGCTCGTGCCGTCCTCGATCCAGATCTGCGCCGCGCGCTCGTCGATCTTGTATCCGCGGCAGATGTTCCAGATCGCCGTCTTGCGCTCCGTTTCCATCTGCAGCGGCGTCGGCCGGTTGCTGTGGTCCGCGACGATCTCGATACGGGGCTCGGGCGTCGGGGTGCCCGCGGCGGCTTGCGTGTCAGCCATGGTGTGGCCTCCTTGTAGAGCGGCAATCGCCGCGGGATCGGGCGCGCGCACGATGCGCACGGTTCGAGTGTTAGCGTCCGAACCTCGGCCGATGCCGACGCTCGGATCTGCAGGGACGGTGACGATGCTCACTTCGAGCGGCGTCCATTCGGTGGCGGTGTACGTCTGCCGCTTGGCGTCCTCGGCGAGCGTCGCGATCTCGTAACCGATCGAGACATTGCGCAGGCCGCCGTCGATCATGGTGGCCACTTCGGCGGCGCGAGCGGTGCCGAACAGGTGCGCGTCGACCATGAGTCGCCCGCCGTCGATGTGGCCGGCGTCGAGCATCCCGATCGGATCGTTCCAGTCGTGATTGAAGAGGAGCGGGACTGCGCCGGCCGTGATGCGCTCCATGCGCACGGCATCCGGGGCGTGGCTAAGGATCTCGGTGCCGAACCAGCGCTCGACTGGAGCCTCCGAGCTCGCCGAGAACGTCATGCGCGTAACGTCGCCCTTGCGCTCGATGCGGATCTCGGTGGCCGAGACGTCGCGCAGCATGCGCGGCAGCTTGTTGCCGTCGATCATCGACTGCCTCCGATCGAAACGAGGCGCGCCGGCGCCGGGTTGTCGCCAGTGTTGTCGCCGCCGTCTGTGGCAGCAGGATCGGGGTTAGCATCCGCCGCTGTTTGTGCTGCGGGTGCGACTGGCGCTGCCGGGGGCTCTGGTACTGTGGTATCGAGTTCGATGTTAGCCTCGTCGAACATATCGAGCTCGCGCCGCCGCGTGCGCACCACGTCCTCGACGTCCATTCCGCCGCCGGTCGCGGCCACCACGTCCGTGATCGTCGTGAGGCCGGCCTTGATCGCCTCCTTGTACGCTGCCACTTCCTTCGTCGGATCGATCCAGGACCAACCGCGCGGCTTGAACAGCACTGCCTCGTATCGCAGCGCGTCATTGGCGTACTGATCGAGCGGCACCGCGGAAATCGCGCCGGCCAGGACTGCCTGGCGCAGCCACACCTTGTGCAGCGGCTGGCGAAACGAGCGGATCCACCACTGCTGGACGGCCTTGTACAGGTCGCGGTCGTCGAGCAGCGCCATGCGCGACGAGCTGTAGTTGCTCTGCGAATAGTCGCGGCTCAGACTCTCGTAACTCGTGCCGCAGCCTGCCGCCACTTCACGGAGCATCGCGCGCATGAATGGATCGAGAGACGCATTTGGGCGGTTAGGTGCGTGGAACTGCAACGCTTCGCCCGGATCGAGCTGCTGAACCGTCAGCGGCTCCAGATCGATCACCTGTTTCTGCGAGCCCTCTTCCGTCGCGCTCGGAAAACCGTCCGGCGTCGGCGTCGTGATCGTGGCGAAGTAGGCCGCGCTGCCGCGCGCCGCCGTGACCTCCAGTTGCGTGTACTCGTTCATGTCGTCCAACTTGCGCAGGACGGAATGGAGCCACGGTTCGCCGCGCGTCTGCGGCCATCTGTCGATCAGACGCAGGTGGTAGATGTCGCTCGCCGGGACGCGCTCGAACCTGTCCGACTGCTGGCCGATGATCGTGTGGGTGTCGCCCGGGTGCATGCGCCGAAGCCAATAGGCCACCGGGCGCTGGAACGAATCCACCTCGACGCCCATGCGCACCTGATTGCCGGATGCCGTTGCGCCGGGCACCTCGATGAACTGATCGGCGAGCCGCTCGGCCTCGATGAGCTCCAGCACCAGCGGCACGGTGCTGTCGCCGGCGGTGCGGTAGTGCTTGCGGATCAGGATCTCGCCGGCCTCGAACACTTGGCCGATGGCTGCGCGCTCCATGTCCGAGAAGTGAAGCTCGCCGCCGGTGTGGCAGGAGCCAGGCTCGCACCACTGCTGCCACGTAGACTCGATTGCGTCGTTAGCCCGCAGATGCAAGTCCCCGCGCGTGTTGGCCACCTGCGCCTGCATGCCAACGCCGGTACCGATGACGTTGTTCACGACGATCTGCTTCGCGCGCTTGGCATAGGCGCTGTCGCGCACCATCTGCCGGCTGCGGGCGCGCAGGACGCGCAGGCTGCTGTTGAGCTCCTGATCGGAACTGTTGTCCGCGCCGGCCCCGAATCCGATCGTGGTTCGCGTGTTGCGCGCACCGGCGTAGAGGCGCTGTCCGGCGATGATGCGCGCCAGGCCGAGGCGGATGCTGCGCAGGCTAGCCACGGGCTAACCGCACGAATACGCGGCCTCGCGGGGTGCCGATGCCGGCCGCGATCTGAGCGGCGGCGCGTTCACGGCGAACCTCGCCCTCCCAGTGGCGGATCACGCGGATGATGTCCGCGGGCGAGTTGAACTCCATCTCGCGGTCGCCGATGCGGTAGCGCTTGCGCAGCGGGTTCCAGAGTTCGAGCGCCGCCCGGGCATTGGCCAGCGCCGTCTCGGCCGCCGATCGGGCATCGGCGCCGGCAACGGAGACGCGCGGATCGGGGGTTAGGGTGAGGCTGCCGGTGGCGACGCTGAACGACTCGCCGGCCCTGTCCACCCATGAGGCCCAGCTGTACTCGCCGGGCTGCCACGATGCCGTCGTGCTCGCGCTCGCCGCAGCGACGTGCGCATCGCCGTCGGCGGTGCACGTGATATCGATCGCAGTGCCGGGCGTTTCACGTGGAACCAGCCGGTAGTGCAGCACCCAACCATCGCCAGCCGGGTAGTCCGGCAGCGTCGTCGATAGCGTGAAGGTATCGCCGGCAGCGAAGCGATTGAGCACGCGGGCATCGTGCCGAGCGGCTCAGGACAACATCAGGCGAGGATTTGTCCACCCGGCGCTTGACAGATAAGCAGCATTGCGTATCTACTAGCGCCATTGCGCGTCAGTGCGTATCAGGGAGCGACGATGAAACAGGACTACGTCCGCATGGCCGAGTTGTCGAGCACCAAAGGCAGGCAGGGCTTGCTGCCGGTTTCGGCGTCGACGATCAGGCAGTGGATCAAGGCGGGCCGCTTCCCGGCGCCCGTCCGGCTCGGGCCGCGCGTCATCGCATGGCGGCTGCAGGACATCGAGGCGTTCGTTCGCAATGGGGGGTGAGGCAGGCGGGGCGCGGCCCGGCAGGCGTGGCCTGGCCGGGCGCGGCAAGGCGCGGCGCGGCTGGGAGCGGCAGGCTCGGCCAGGCCAGGCCTGGAGTGGCCCGGATAGGCAGGGCACGGCAGGCACGGAGCAATACCCGACGCAGCGGGCACCTGCGACTGGTCATCGCGCGGCGCCAGCACAAGCCGCCGAACAGTGGAGTTAGCACATGGCAACAGCAAAGAGCGCGACCCCGACAGGGGCGCATGTTTCAATCACGCCGCCAGACTTCGGGCATCTCGAACTCATGATCCGCGGCACTGCGCCGCTGGTGATCGAGCGGTTCTCGAAGAAGGCCGAGCTCATGGCCAAGATGGAGCAGGGGTCGACCGCGAAAGGCAAGCGGGAGCGCACCGCTCGGGACTACGAGCGGGACGCCGAAGAGGCGCGCTATCGCAGCGCGGATGGCGGATGGGAGGGCATCAACGCCGCGGCCTTCCGGGCCGCGATGATCTCGGCATGCAGGCTCGTCGGCTACAAGATGACGATGATGAAGATGTCCGTCTTCATCGAGGCCGACGGGTTCGACGTCTTCGAAGGCCTGCCGCTCGTCCGGATCTACGGTGAGTCCGAGACCTTCACGGCGCACACCCGGAACGCGACCGGCGTCGTCGACGTGCGGGCGCGGCCGCAGTATCGAGACTGGGCCGCGAAGTTGCGGATCGAATACGACAAGTCGCAGTTCAATGCCATCGACATCGTGAACTTGGTTTCGCGCGTCGGGCTGCAAGTCGGCATCGGGGCAGGACGCCCGGATAGCAAGGCATCGGCCGGTTGTGGCTGGGGGACGTTTGTCCTTATCCACGATGCCGAAGAGGAGGCCATTCGGGCCAGGTTCGATATCAAACGCGGAAAGGCAATGTCATGAACAGGTATGCACGAGTCAAGGCCGAGATCAAGCGCGAGCTCGATCGTCTGGCCGATTTGAACAACGGCCTGCGACCGTCCGAAGTCGTCGAGGCAGCGACGCCGAAGAAGTCCCCGCTGCACGAAGAATTCGAATGGGACGACAAGAAGGCCGGGCACGAATTCCGGCTGTTGCGTGCGCGGCGGCTGATCCGCATCGCCATAACTGTCGACACGAGCCCATCGGGCGATGAAGTCGTCACTGATCGGTACGTCCACGTTCCGCCGATCCAGGCCGAGCAGGACAATCCGAAGGCCCGCGAGGGGGTGTACCTGCGGATGAGTGACGTCGTGAAGAACGACGATTACTTTTCCCGCGCGCTCGCGGCCCTCGTCGCCAACGTCAACCGAGCTCGCGCATCAGCGCAGGAGCTGCGCGACGCAGCGACGCATAGCAGCGCCGATCCGGACCGCATGGCGAGGATCGCGATGGCCATCACGGCATTGGAGACCGCTGGCGCGGCGGTGGCCGCGCTCCACTGAGCGAGGAGTGGCACGGCAAGCCAGGCAGGCTAGGCCCGGCTTGGCGCGGCGTGGCCGGGCATGGCCAGGACTCGCAAGGCCGGCAGGACCGGAGTGGCGCGGCAAGGCTAGGCCTGGCATGGCGGGGATCGGCGCGGACCGGAACCGCAAGGCCGGCAGGCAGGGCCTGGCATGGCGCGGATTGGCGGGGCTTGGCATGGCGCGGCAAGGACTGGAATCGCAAGGCCGGCAGGCGTGGCAAGGCAGGGCTCGGCTTGGCAGGGTGCGGCGTGGAACCGCAAGGCAGGCAGGCTCGGACAGGCGTGGCCAGGATGGGAGCCGCAAGGCAGGCAGGCTCGGACAGGCGGGGCCCGGCGCGGCGCGGACCGGAATCGCAAGGCAGGCGAGGCACGGAGAGGAATGGCGGGGCGTGGCTTGGCCAGGAGAGGAACCGCAAGGCAGGCTAGGCTTGGCTCGGCGCGGCGTGGCGGGGCTTGGCCCGGCCCGGACAGGCACGGCAGGCAATCAGCGCACGAGTCTGCGGACCGTGCGCGCGGACACTCCCTCGCGCTGAGCGATCAGCGTGGGGGACTCCCCGCTCTGCGAGGCCTGCAGGATGCGCCCTCGGCGAGCCTGACGCTCGGCAGCCGGCGTGCGTGGCGCCCAGACTCTCACCTGTTCGCCACCGAATCGGGTGGACCACTCGGATTCCAGAACATAACTGGCGACCTGCAGGAACGCTTCGCGGTTCTCGGCAGGGACCTGCCAGCGCTCGGCCAGGCGCTGCGCTCCGGCAGCGAGGACGCGAGTCAGGATCGACGGCTGTCTCATCTCGGCCCCCACGGGTTGCGCGCTCCGATCCGGCCGACGCGGCGGATGCTCGGCCTCGGCTGCGGTGCCGGCTGCGCTTGCGGCGGCGGCAGCATCGGCCGTTCCGCCGGGATCGGCGGTGGCGGCGCATCCTCGCCCTCGAGGCGCTGCTGCCACTTGCGCCAGTCCCCCTCGCGCCACCGATCGATCCCGACGTAGTGCGCCGCTGCCAGCGCGTATACCGCGCAGTCTAACGCTTCGTTTCGGCGGCCCGGCGGCTTGATCCATTCGAGCTTCGGGTGTCCGCGCACGTAGCGAGTTATGATCCGCTCGGCCGTCAACTGATCGAACACGTCATCCGGCAGTTCGCGCGTCAGGTGCACGTACCCTGGCCCCGGATCCTGGAGCCGGAATCGGCCGTAGAGTTCGGCCTTGGCCGTGTCGGTGCCGAGGGACCACAGGCGAACCCCGCGCTTGATCGACTCGCCGCGCCATGAGATGTCCTGATACGTCGGCTTGCCGAGAATGGCCTTGCCGGACTCCGACGCCCCCTTGACTGCGTGCACGTGCTGCGCCTGCCAGGCCCGGGTGTAGGCGTAGACGGCCTGCGTGTGATGTCCGCCGGAGTCGACGAAGCAGGCTAACACCGGAACTGCGCGGCCATTGGAATGCAGGACAGGCATCGCGCGGTACTCGGAGAGTTGCTGCCACGGACTGCCGGCCTCCGTCTCCGGGCGGGACGGATCGCCGTACAGGATCGCGCGATCCAGCATCTGGCGTTCCATGCCGCGGCCCCACGCCCACAGGTACGCCTCGAGCCGATCGCCCTGCACGTCGACGCCGAGCGTCGCGACGTACATGCCGGGCAGCAGTTGCCGCAGCGGCCAGCGGCCGGCGCGCCGACGCAAGGCGTGATCGTCTGCTCGGTCGCCCGTCTCCTCGAACGTCTCGGCGAGCCGAGTGTTGAGGAAGACGCGCAACAGGCTGACGTCGCCGTTACGCGCAGCGTGCGTCGCCGCGTGCCACTCGACGACGAGGCTCTGCCACGAGAGCCAGCCGAGCGGGCTGTAGAGGCTCGAGAGTTGGAACCCGCGAACCGCTCCGTTATGCGCTCCCGGGTTCTCCGCCACCCAGCGCCCGGCCGCGAGCATGCGCGGCTTGGCGTACTCGCCGATCTCGCCACCGCACGCGACGCAGACGTAGCGCACGCTCTGCGGGATCGGCACGCCGTTCGGCGTCCTGTCCCACTTGATCCCGTGCGGCTTGTCGGCGCCCCAGTCGAGCGGCTGCATGTGCTCGCAGTGCGGGCACGGGACGTGATATCGGCAGCGATCACTGTCCAGGTATGCGGCCTCGATGCGACTCGTGTCGCGCGTCGTCGGCGTGCTCGTCTTGAGCGTTTTGGCGCGGCTGTACGTCGTCTGCCGGGCCTCGGCGAGCTGGCACGGTTCGCCCTCGCCGTCGACGTCCATCGGATAGTTGTCGATCTCGTCCAGGAACAAGTCACGTACCGGCATGCTGCGCAAGTCGGCCGCGCTGTTGGCACCGGCGATCGCCAGCATGCCACCGGCGAACTCCTTAAGTAGCATGGTATTTGCGCTGTCACGACTTCGGTTTTCACGCACTTTTCGGCGCAATACCGCGGACTCCAGCACCATCGATGCAAGGCGCTGCCGGGAATTGCGCTTTGCCACGCTGATCGTCGGCCACACCACCATCAGGGGGCCGGGGTTGGTGTCGATGAGGTAGCCGAGCCAATTGGTGCCGACAGTCGTCTTGCTCGTCTGCGCGCCCCACAGCAGGACGACGGTGCGCACACGGCTGTTGGCGCCGAGGCAGTCCATCGGCTCGCGAGCGTATGGCGTCCTGCTCACGCGATACGGCCCCGGTTCGGCGCTGTCCTTGCCGCTCAGGACGCGATTGGCCTCGGCCCACTGGCTAACAGTCAAAAGAGGCGGCGGCGCCAGGAACTCGCGAATCACTTCGGCGAGCAGCGGGGCGGCCGCGCACAGCGTCATTCGACGAGCGCCGACAGGGCGGCGTGGATCTCCAGGCGCAGGACGTCGTGCACCTTGGCCTGATCGGGCTCGGCCGCGAGCACTGCCGCCAGGCGCGCCGGCAACTGGAGCAGGCCCTCGCGCAGGCCGGCGCAGCGCTTGGCCCACTCGTTGCGGGCGTCGGCAGTGCGCATGAGCTGGCCTTCGAGCTCCTTGAGCTTGAGCTCGGCCAGATCGGCCTCGGCTGCCTCCCGGCGCGCTCGACTGGCCTGATACGACTCGGCCGGCTCCGATGTCGCGTCGGATTGCGGCAACTGCGGAATTTCCGCGGTTGTTGTCGTTGCGAATGGTGATGGCGGATCGGGCGCCCGCTTGCCCTTGTGTTTCTTCGCCCGGATGTGCACGCCGGGCTGCCGCTTGCGAGTCGTGGCCTCCCACAAGCGATCCGACTCGAACGCATCGAGCATGCCGTCCGGGCCGAGCACGATCCGCTGATCCTCGAGCGCTTGCGAGACGGAGGCAGGATCGACGCCGCGATAGCGGGAATATTCTGTGACGGTGAGGCGCGGTCCGCCCATGTTGGGGATTATGCCTATGTGGACTCTAGGGCAAAATCGGGCTCTTTCAGACC